GCTTGGGACCATGATGCTGGAAGAAGAAAAGAAGATGGAGAGTTTGTAGGAGCTCCAGATTCTAACTGGATTAGACCACATAAAATTGTCTTTGATGCGGATGCTACCAATCCTTACGATATCCCTTTAATCGCTGAGAATATGTCTTGTACGTTGGAAGAACTTATCAGAAAGTTCCCTCAGAAAGAAACAGAGATTAGAGCTCAATATGCTACTACTGATAAAACACTAGGGTCTAACATAGGATACTGGGAGGTTTGGTTTACCTTTTATAAAGATAATAAGAGATACGAGGGTCTAGCGTGGAAATACCACGACACACTATTAGAGTGGGGTCTTAATCCTAACTTTAATTATGAAGCAGAAGAGGGAAGCAATTTCTTGGAGTTCCCTGCTAAACCATATACTTTGTTTAATTTCTTACGTATTGGAAGATGGATTCTTGATGACACTTCTTTAACCGAACAAGCTGCTCCTTTACAGGATACGCTTAATAAACGAGGTTTACAGATTGTTGATAATGCTGACCAAGCAAATGCTGCCAAGGTCTTTAATACCGAAATGGTTAAGGCGAGTGATGCTGAAAACTATGTAGGTGATCCAAATGAGAATATTTTAGTTAAAGGTGATGTCAGAATGGCTTTTGCTCGTAATACTGCACCAGAATTACCTCGTTATGTGGTTGAGGATAAATATGATGCCAGACGAGAGATTGATAACGTATTTGGTACCCATGGTCCAATTAGAGGTGAAAAGACCAATTCTCCGACCCTAGGGCAGGAGATTGCCTCTCAGAAGGCTGACTTGGGGCGTACAGCGGCTCTAAGCGAGGCTATTGAAGAGGGAACGCAGGATATATATAGGAAGATTACCCAACTTTACAAGGTTTTTGCTAGTGAAGAAAATATCGTTAAGTACACAGGAGAAGAAGGAAGTACCACCTTTATTAAGTTTAGTGAGGATAAGATTGAAGATGGTATGGAGATTAGAGTAGTTGCCGGGAGTTTAGAACCAGAAGATAAACTTACTGATAGAAACGAAGCGATTGAACTTGCCAAGACTGGTAAATTGATCGATCCTCTTACATTCTTTGAGAAATGGCATCTACCTAAACCTATGGAACACGCCAAGAGAGCTTTCTACTTCTTATTCCAACCAGACAAATACGCACAGGAGATTCTTAAAATCGGTACAGAAGGAGAAGATGCTGAAGCGATGACAAACATCCAAAGGATGATGAGTGGCGATAATGTACCACCAAAGGATGATGCGACCAAAGAATACATTGCTTATTTCAGTCAATTCTTACAATCACCACAATTCCAACAATCAGACCCAGAAGTACAGAGGATTATGTTAGACCACATTAAAACAACGGTTGATATAACCAAAGGAGGTCTTAAACAGGGTGGTTCTAAAAAGAAGAAAGATGACAATGTTATGAGTAAAATTGCTGCTAGTTTGAAGAAATTGATCAAAAAGTAGAGAATACTTGACAAAGCAATTTTCATTAATGTAGAATATAAGCAGAGGTAAATAAACCCACTATTATTAGTTGGTTTTTTTTATGACCTTTGGACAACGCCTGACCACAGTTACACAAGACGAAATTCTTCCCCAAGTAGTAGATACAATTTTGGATGGTAATTTTATTACCTTCAGAATGCTTTCTAGTGCTAAGAGATGGAATGGAGAAACCCTAAAGAAACCTTTCAAATACGCAAAATCTACTCTCGGAGGCTCATTCTCTGGTTTAGATACACACAGCACTGCAACGGTGGATAACCGACAGATGCTTTCATTCGATGTTAGAGGTTATGAAATGCCAGTTGCTATCCCAGGAATGGAGAAAGCAGTCAATAGAACCCCAGCTCAAGTTTTGAACTTAGTTTCAGTTGAAATTGAATCCGCACAAGAGGATGCAATGGATGATCTTGGAGATATGTTCTACGCAGACGGTACAGGAAACTCCTCAAAAGACTTCCTAGGACTCGATGCTATTAATGACGATGGTACTTCAGTCGGTACTTATGGAGGTCAATCCAGAACCACTTATACTGGATTAAAATCTACACGCACAGCTTCAGGTGGATTACTTGATCTTGATAAACTCGCTACTTTAGTTTCCGCAGTTTCCGGTGGATCAGCTTCTCGCCAACAGCCAACAGCCTTTATTTCCGATGATACTGTCCGAGACTTATTTGAATCTCTCTTAACTCCTACTACTAGATCCAACTACGAATCATTTGGTTTACCAATGGTTACTCGTAATTCTAAAGCTCCAGTTAGAGGTTCCGAACTTAAAGGAGCCGCAGGTTACACAGCTTATACTTATAGAGGTATTCCTTGGATTTCAGATGAAAAATCAACTGCTCAAACACTTTGGGCATTAAACGAAAGATACATTGACTGGTACGGACTAAGTGACCCAGACCTTAAATCCATCAGTTTAGGTGAAGCAGACATTGACGGAATTTACTCTGAAGCACCATCAAAGAACATTGGTTTCCAATGGACTGGTTTTATGAGACCAATCAACCAATATGGCGAAGTTGCACACATCTACTTACTTGGTAACCTAGTTTCCTTTAACCCAAGGAGACATGGGAGATTAACAGCATTAGCAGGGGTATAATAATAATATGATTAAATTTGGAGGAGCACCAGCAATTTACGATTTAGACCCTTTCACAGACAGTTCTGTGCAACAGCATCCACTTGGAGCTTTAGCAATGACTGGAGATGGAAGAAAGTTTAGATATTCTAAAGCAGTTGCCGCAACAGTAGCAGGTAAATGTTATGGAAGTGCCGGACAAGATGCACAGTTTGAATCCATGGCAGTTGACGCTATCGAACCAATCGGTGAGGATACTATCGGGATAACTCTTGGTACTACTACAGTTACCGCAAATATGTTTGATGGAGGCTACCTTACAATTTCATCTTCAACAGGAATTGGTCAATTTGGTCAAATCCTATCTCACGGTACAGGTACAAGTGGAGAATCAATCAATGTACAAATCGACAGACCTCTTGAAACAGCTCTTTCTACCACAAGCAAAGTCACTATTGTTCAGAATCCTTTCTACAATATCATTGTTCAAGCAACCACACCAGTAGCACCAGCAATAGGATTAGCACCATCTATAATCGCAACTGACTACTTCGGATGGATGGCAACAGGTGGACCAGCCACAGGTTTAATGGATGCAGGAGCAAACATCGCAGTAGATACACTAGCAATCTCACCATCTACTACTACAGAAGGATGTATTGCACTATTTGTAGAAGCAAATTCACAAATGATAGGTTTCTCAATGCAGGTGGTTTCAGTAGATGCCTACAATGCACCAGTGTTCTTGACCATCGACTAAATTAACATTTTAATAATTAGGCTCATTGACGAGAAGTCGTAAGACGAATTCAGGATGAGCAAAGACTAACCCTCTTTGCTGAGGGTTTTAAAATATGAAAAAGAAAATGAAAGAAATTAAAGATTTACGTAGAAAATGCAGAATCTGTGGAGGTTCCGGTTGGGAATTACCAGGTGATGTTGTTTGCCCTAAATGTAAGGGTTCAGGTAGAGAAGGAAAATTAGTAATTAAGAAAAAATAAATATGGGAAAAGCAAGAGATTACATTCCAGCATTAAAGTACGGTCATAAAATTATGCCTGAAGATATAGCAGGGATGCTAGGACTACCTCATGTGGGTAGTATCTTTTATGTTGATCCAACAGCAGGTAGTGATACGGCAAATGCCGGGAAAAGTCAGAACGATGCCTTTGCAACAGCAACTGCAGCAGAAGATGCTTGCACAAGTGGTCAACACGATGTAGTTATCATTGCTCCTACGGGTGGAACTGGAAGAACTGCGGAAACTGCAGCAATAGTGTGGGATAAGAGATTTACTCACCTTATTGGGAGTGCAGCACCAGCATCTATAGGTATAAGGGCAGGAATTGGTTTCGGTTCAGCAGTTGTTTCCCCTTGTATTACTTTCTCTAATAACGGAGGTATTGTTAAGAATTTAACAATTGCACAGTTCAATGATGTGAACGTTTTATCGTATATTACTGGTAATGAAAATTACTTTGGTAATGTTCACTTTCAAGGAATTGGACACGCAACTACAGGAGATGACGCTGCAGGAAGATGTATCTCAATGGTTGGAGCAGAAGAAAACCTGTTCGAGGATTGTACGATTGGACTTGATACGATAGCAAGGTCAACAACCAATGCTTCTCTTGAATTGGCAAGTGCCTCAACAAGAAACATTTTTAGGGGTTGTAGATTCCCAATCTATGCAGATAATGCAGGTGCGTTGTTTGTAAAAGCAGCAAGTGCAGCTGATATTGATAGATTTGTATTATTCCAAGATTGTATGTTCCACAATGCCGCTTATTCAGCAGCAACTACAATGACTACTGGTTTCAGTATTCATGCAGCAGTTGGAGGTTCAGTTATTTTAGATGGATGTTCGATTTTAGGAGTAACTGACTGGTCGACAGATTACACCGCAGTTACGGGTTGTAATATGCCTGATATAACCGCAGCCAATGCTGGGTTTATGGAGACGATTGCCACTTAAGAGTCGCTTTCTGATTGTTTTGTTTTTGTGATATAATTTGGTTATGAAATCAATTTCCGCCATGGATCGAGATGCTAACCGAGGAGTAATAACTTCAAACAATGCTTTTTTACTGGAATCCACCTGGACTTTTGTTACAGGTACTACTGGTGCAACAGGAGCACACACCCTTTTCACGGTTACGGATAATTGCCTTGTTTCAGTCTTTGGAGTCTGTGATACCTCTCTTACTGGTGCAGCCACGGTTGAAGTGGGCGTAGCAGGCAACACAGCGGCTCTGGTGGCTCAAATCGCCAATGCTACTACCTTAGACGATGGAGACGTGTATGTGGGTGCGAGTACAGAGGTTGGAGTGGCAGCTTTGCCATCAACTTTCCTTTTAAATGACGGAGCAGATATTATAATGACTATTGGTGCTACAGCAGTTACAGCCGGGGTGGTTGATTTCTATTTGCTATGGCGACCTTTAAATAGTGATTCAAATATCACCGTGACTACACCTGCCTAGGCAGTTACACCTGCTTAATATTAAGAGTTAATTAAACCATGTCAGATTCAGTTTTAGATGTAATAAACGGTATTAAAGACACCACGATTGAGTGGAAGAAATCCCTTGATATAGCAAATGATAAATCCTTGAAGGCGATTGAGTATGGTTTTCAAAAGTTGTTAGATAAGACGAATTTTTACCGAAAAGATATTGTAAAGTTAAAAGCCGAGTGGGAGTTGATTAAAAAAGAAGTTTCCGAGATTAAGAAAGAAAAGAAAGTCTACGATGACAGAAAACAAGCAGTAGAGGATCAGGCTAAACAAAACGAGGAGCAGGAGCAGTCCTTGATCGATTTACACACCGCTTTAGTTAAGCGTGGACAGGCTTTAGATAAAAGAGATGAAAACCTCCGAGAAAAGGAAAAGATAGCGAGTGAGAGAATCGTCACCCCTGTGTAGGTGATATAATTGGGTCATGCCAGATGCCTTTAAAAAAGACCCTAATAGAGTTCCAGATGTAGAT